TCTTACAACAGTGGGCGCAGAATCCCCCTTTTGCAAGTAGAGAAATTACGTTTTCAGTTAGTGCCAAGCTCAGCTGTTCAGGTGAGGAACGACACGAAGCGATAAAGCCAGATGTTGTGTGTGAATATCAAGAAGTTGGTAATACCTATCTTAAATTTGTAATAGCCACAGAAGAAGATGCCGAAGAAGCTTTAGAAACTCTGGACATATATCGAGCAGAAGGATTCACTGGGCATTGCTATCTTATGCCTGTGGGTGGAGTTGAAAGCGTATACACACTAAATAACCGTCGTGTAGCAGAATTAGCAATGAAACACGGACTTAGGTACAGTGATAGACTACAGGTACCGTTGTTTAAGAATGAGTGGGGAACATAATGAATAAATGGATTGAAAAATTATTTGGTATTGACAAGATCAGAGCAGAAGCAGAACGATCTATAAGTATCGCAGCCGAAGCTTCCGAAACAGCCAAAGCAGCTACCGAAGCTGCTGAACGTGCCACAGAAGCAGAAGCACAGGCCAAACTATCACCAAAAGAACGTGCAACACGTAAAAAAGAACCCTGGGTAGGTGTACTCGAAACACATGTCAACAAAGATAATGTGCGTAATGGCTTTTTTGAACTTGACTGGAACGACCTTTTTGTGTTAAAATTAAAGCAAGAGGGATACGGTGAAGACGGAGACAAAGACGAAGAAATCATAGATCGTTGGTTCCGTGAACTGTGTGCCAATGTAGTAGTTGATGGTGATTTTGGCGGTCCTGTAAACACAGGCTTAATTGATATTAAAACAGTGAAAAAAGACAATCTATGAATTACATCTTAGTTGATACAGCAAACACATTCTTTCGTGCTCGTCACGTTATCAACGGTGACGCTGATATCAAACTAGGAATGGCATTCCACATTACATTAAACAGTATTCGCAAAGCATGGCAGCAGTTCGAAGGTAGCCATGTTATTTTCTGTTTAGAAGGTAGATCGTGGCGCAAGGACTACTATGCTCCTTACAAGCGCAATCGTTCAGATGCTCGTGCAGCTCACACAGAAAAAGAACAAGATGAAGAAAAAATCTTCTGGGAAGCATTTGACACATTCAAAGACTTTATCGCAGAAAAGACCAACTGTACTGTGCTACAAAATCCGCAGTTAGAAGCAGATGATTTAATTGCTGGTTGGATACAGACACATCCAAATGACAAACATGTGATCATTAGCACAGACACAGACTTTGTTCAATTGATCGCACCCAATGTCACGCAGTACAATGGTGTTATGGAACATGTTATCACGCACGAAGGAATATTTGATGACAAAGGCAAACCAGTCATTGACAAGAAAACACAAGAGCCCAAGCCAGCCCCTAATCCAGAATGGCTGTTGTTCGAAAAATGCATGCGTGGTGATACCAGTGATAATGTCTTCTCAGCGTATCCGGGTGTACGTACTAAAGGCACAAGCAAAAAAGTGGGTCTTACTGAAGCGTTCGAAGATCGTAACAGCAAAGGATATGCGTGGAACAATCTCATGTTACAGAGATGGTCTGACCACAATGGGCAAGAACATCGTGTGCTAGAAGATTATGAACGCAATCGTCGACTGATTGATCTGAGCCATCAGCCTGACGACATCAAAGAGATAATTGTAAATACCATTACCACTGCTACCGCTGAACAAAAGAACGTGAGTCAAGTTGGTATAAGATTAATCAAGTTCTGTAATCTATGGGATTTGAAAAAGATTGCTGACCAGGCACAGAGCTATGCAGAACCACTCAATGCGAGATACACCAATGAAATTCAAACTTTGTCAGTATGAAGACACCTGTGAAATTAAAACAGACACATGTTGGGAGAAAACTATGACAGATATACACGCTAAACCAATTATTGCAAATAAATTTTGGATTGTAGAAGAGAACGGTGAGAAGGTTGCTACTCTAAGAAAAGACGATGACAATAGATTTTTTATGAGCAGCGAGTCGGGTGTGACAATTTATGAAACCAAAGACAGCCTCACTCGGCAGTTTGGTAAAAAGTTTTTCACTGTAAAGATTGTCAAAGAAGCAGATACGGCACTGCCCAATGAAGTTCATGGTTATGCCACAAGTGCCGAACCTCATAATGCCATGTTTGACATTAGAAAAAAACTACCACTATTTACAAAGAGTAGCGATTCAAAAAGTCTTTACTGTGCAGGATATTATTGTATCAAATTTGACAAGGGTTGGGTAAAGAGTTTTTGTCCAAAGAAGATCACTCTTGAAAGGTATCCTTACAAAGGACCGTTCAAAACAGATTTAGAAATGAAACAGGTGCTAGCTAATGTCTGCAAATAACCTGCCAGATACACTGCCCACTATACAGAAACTTATCCAACGTACCCAGGTAGCTGAACGCAGCCAACAAAAAGAAATACGGATTAGTCTACAAGAAGCACGTGATCTAACCACAGAGTTAGCACTGATGACATCTAAATTAGGTCAGACTATTAGCGAAATACATCAAATGCTGGCGGTAATCAAAGAATCTACCACACAAATAGACGTTAAATTCGACGGCGGTCAGTTCTAAAAAAACATAAATATATACGTGGTTAATTAGGAACACGTATATGAGCAGACCCAAACCTAAAATTCTTTTAGAATATGCTAGTAAAGAAACCTACAAGGTTGAGCAGATTCTTGACTCGGAAGCTATCTGGGCTGTGTTCTATAACGGCCAGCCATTCAATCTCAAAAGCGGCAGTCTTGTAGCCAGTTACCCTGGACCAAAATATAAAAAAGTTTCATTTTCAAATCCAGGTCACGCACACAATCTTGCCAAAAAGTTGAATAGGCTATTCAAGACCAAGGACTTTGCAGTTTTCAAACTCACCTCTGGCGAAGAGATTAAATGACATGAACAAAGATGCCTATACCAAGGCGTTCTTGCAGGCAGCAGAATTACCCGTTGATGAAAAAACAATCAAAGAATACAAGGCCGTATGGTGGTGGAGTTTCCGAAACAAAGATCAAGGCGGTTTACGATTAACTGACCAGGCCTTGAAATTTATTGAAGAATATGCTAAAATAAAAACTTACAAGATAGAATTTCCCAAAGAATTTGCATTTACTCCGCAGGTGCTGCTTTGGTTAGATAATTATATCGATTCACCATTTTTTGTCAATAAAAAACACATCATAGTAATGAAAGAAAAAGCCGCTTTTGAACTGTATCTACTCAGCGGTGATGTTAGAAAGCTAGGGCACAACAGAGCCATGAGCAAAAGGCTTAGCCAAGAATCCACCCCCGAATAATCCCCCTGTATAAATATTTTCACTATGTTTGACCTTAATCCAATGGACGTACTGCAACAGCGCAAGCTGAAGACTGTGGCTCCACATTTCACTGAATTGAATATTTCAGATTCTGAAATATTTGAAGGTATCGAAGATTGGATCAAAGTCAAGCTCAAAGGCAGATATTATATCTGTAAAAAACCTGCTCTGGACAAGAGTGGCAATCTCAGATCCACACACTTTGTGGGATTTGAAGATCAAAAAGAATTGACCTATTTCATGCTTGCATGCCCACACCTAAGGAGAAACTAATGTCAGAAGAAGTCAAAGAAACAGCAGTACCTGCCGAAACCGCAGCACCGGTAACAGAAGCACCCGCAGCACAAGGTCCTGATTTAAATATCAGCGATCTTCTAGCTGTAAAAAATATCATCGAAGTTGCAACAAGCAGAGGAGCGTTCAAAGCAGCAGAATTGGAAGCAGTTGGTAAAAGTTTCAACAAACTAAATTCCTTCCTTGAAGCTGTATCTAAAAAGGAAGGTTAAAATGAAAAGTCTTAAACACATAGGAAGAATTCAAAACACAGGTGCCAAAGTATTGGTGGTGTTTAGGACTCTGCCCGGAGAGTCAAACATGGCGCTGGTATTACCTGTGGCACAGTTGCCAGATCAATATCATGATTCAATCATGACTTTGGTTGAAACTGAACAGGCACAGGATGCATTTGAGTTCGGAGAAATCATGCACATACGCCCATTCCCGGATGGCAGGCCTATGTTGAGAGCCATGCAGGCTGATAACAGATTGTTAAAAGTGGCTACAGATGCTGTGATGATGACTCCTACTACCAATGACACTGTGATTTTAGCCAATCTCAACACACTGATAGCAGAACAGAAAAATTGTACTATAGACGATCTATGCACTTTTGTGTCAGGAGCACCTAAAGAAAAAGCCGAAGTCAAAGATGTAGCTTCAGTAAATGACACGGCACCCGCAGTTGATTCCGATATTCCTGCACCTATCAGAGCACAAGCCAATACTAACTCTGCACTCAGTGACAAAGATCTGGCAAAGTCATATCGCAGTCAAGCAGATGCCATGTACAAAGAAGCAGCAAGATTACGTAAAGAAGCAGAAGATCTTGATCCCACAGTCAAGAAGGTTAAAAAGGCAGAAGAAACTGCTGATGCCTAATCCTTTGTTCAAACCTCCGCGCCACCTAGTAAAAGAATGGCCGGAGGTTTTTGAAGACCTCTATATGAACACCATGCCTGTGGCTTATCTGGATTCAGTGAGACTAGATTTCACTGATGGTAGAGTGTGGGAAATAGATGTAAAGAATGAATTGACTAAACAGACTCCAGACGGCATTGCCGAGATACTGCTTAACACACTCCATGAATACAAAGATGAAATCAAAAAGATTGATTTCAAAGTTGACGTAACCCGTCTGAAAAAAGATATTGCCAGTGAGACTGACAAATTATTCTAGATGATTAAATCACTGTTGGTTAATTGCGGATTTACTTATGTATAGAGTGATTAGAATTTACCAAATATCTTGCAGATAACGGATATCAGGTTAATTTAGTTTCTTCAAGCAGTGTAGACTATCCCAATGTAAAGACACTCAACATTAATTGGGTTATGTCTAATGAAACTTCTGTAAAAGAACTACTTGTAAAAGAAGAATACGATTTAATATTCTTCAATCAAAATTCTGGAGGTGGGCCGGGAGGTGATGACTTTGGTCCATCAAGAGACTATTCTGTTGATCATTGGAATATTCATAACTGGATCAATTGTCAACTTCCGTATACTGTTATAAAACATCTAAGTTCAACAATTACCGAAAAAACAAAAATAGGTTGGATGTTAACTGGACTAATAGTCGGTAATGATACAAGTCGATATCAGTATGCTGGCTACGCATCTATCAAATCTACAAACTTACACATAATGAGAGGGTTTAGCGAATTCCACGAAGGGATATTTTTTGCTATCAATCCTATATGGTTTCCT